ATAAAAGGACCATCTGTCGAATGAGACCATGCTCTTCCTTGTTGATGACTGTGTTGGTAGTTAGAAATGATTTCATTTTTAGATGCTGTCATTCTTTTTCCTCTAAAATTATTAAAGGTAAAAGTTCTATCATAAGATTGATAAGGCATTAGCTTTATATACATATCCTTAATCTCATGAGAAAGATTATCCTTATTGGTAATTATAATAGAAGGAAAATGGATAACAAACTCTATAGTAAAAGGTCTTTCCTCTTGCCACAGTCCATTATAAAATCTTTTCTTTATAATTATATCCCATTTAGATGGATGAACTTCTTCTAAGACCTTACAAATACTGTCTATGCTATTAGAGACTCCTCTGTAGACTTCACTTAACATCCCTCTGCCCTCTAGTACTTTGACTATCCTTATTTTTCTATCTATATCAACAGTTTGTATTCTTTCCAGATATTCTTCTCTTCTTGTTTTTTTGCTCATATTAATACATTAAAAAATCCCAAGTGAACTAACACTCAGGATTTTAGTTAAATAAATAAATCAAAGGCTACTTTACATCTCCAAACATGCTTCTCATGTCTGCCAGAGCATTGTCAGCCACTCTCTTAGCTTCTCTTTCTTCATCTCTCTTTTCCTCAGCTATTCTAGACTCTTCATCAGCTATGGCCTTCTTAGCTAATCTCTCCTCTTCTTTAGCTTCTTCCTTAGCTAATCTTGCTTCCTCTTCAGCTTTAGCTTCTGCCATTGCTTTTGCTTCTGCTTCAGCTACTTTCTTAGCTTCTGCTTCTGCTTCTCTCCTTTTAGCTAAAATTCCATTCACCCAAATCTCATTTCCTTCCTTAGCTTTCTTCACTAATCTGTCTTTAAGAACTTGAATGTCTTCATCTAACATATGGTCAATGTCTTTAACATTAACAGCTAAAAGCATCTCAATAGCTTCATCAAGTTTAGATAATCCTTTGTGGATTTCATTACTAACAGATACATCTTGACCTATAACCTCTTTTACAGACTTTACAACATCAGCTACAGTCTTTTCTTCCTTAACTTCTTCAACAGCCTTCTCTGCTTTTGCAATTACAGGATTAACTTTCTTTACTTTCTTTACTGCTTCCTCTTTACAAAGAAGTTTCTCTGCTTTGTCAACAGCAAATCCTCTTTTAGGAGTTTCAACAGTATTTTTGATAACCTTAGTTTTCTTAGGTTTCTTAAGACCTTTCTTTGCTTTAGCTTCTGCTAAGAACTCTTTTACATCTTTTATTGATGGAGCAATGCCTTTGTATTTAGACAATAAGTCTCTTAAGACTTCTGTACCTTTAGTGGTATAGTTCTTTCCTTCATTAAATTTAGTTGCTGCTGAGGGGTCTTTCTCAAGAATGAACCTGATTGAGCCTCTTAATTCCCCATAGCTATGAGAGGCATAATGCTTTTTTCCCATGCCTGCTTTGGTTTTCTTATTCATTAAGAATAATGTGAATCCTGTAGCTGGTAACATAGCTTGACCTGCTTCCAATGTCAATTTGTTTTCACCAATTACAGCTTTCATTTTATCATAAGAAATTCCTTCTTTTCTTAAATCACTTTGTAGACCTTCCCAAGTTGTTGCTTGAGTCTCTACACTTTTTTCACCCATTTGGGTTGAGAACACTTTTACTATCATCTGTTAAATTATTTTTGATTATTTATTTAATTATTACTCTATTCTGTAATAAGAAGTTTTGTAGTGGTTTCTTTCCATCAGCTTTAATATAATCTGATGGGTCTGATACCTTTCTTCTTTGTAATCCTGTGTCTAGGTGTATATACCTAGCTTTATTAGGAGCTATCTTGTTGATATATTCAACTAGCTTCTGTGCAGCCACAATTCCTGCTCTATCATTATCAAAAAATACTATAATCTCTTTAAATCTGTCTATGAGTGATAATAGAATTTCTTGACTTGGCAACATCCCTTCATTTTGAAAAGCAATTACTGTAGCACCTTGATTCTTCAGTACCCTATAGTCCTTGTATGCCTTTGAAATTACTAATTGCCTACCATATATCGGTAAATCATCATAACCCCAAACATCATTCTGTGTACAATTGGTTGCCCATTTCCCTTTTCCTTTCTTATCAGGTGTGTAAATCTTAACCCTAGGATTAAAATTACCAACTAAATAAGACCTTGTACTTGGTCTTATAACTACATGAGTGCTAAGTCTTTTAGAATATATCTTATACCAAATAATTGGAAATACATTATCTTCAACTAACTCACTCCTAGTAATATAATAAGGAGACCAGAAATTTTTATCCTCTTGTGCATTGAACATTCTTACCTTAAAAGGTATGGATTTAGGTTCTTTCACAAGAGCCTTTCTTTTTTCTATCTTAATCTTTTGAGCTTTTACATAGTCAGAATCATCATGATGACCTGCAAGAAGATTCAGTTTAAAATGTTCATTTATCATCTCTAAAGATTTATAAAATGACACTCCAAAGTGGTCTTGCACCATATTGAAACAGTCTCTATGTTGTCTCTTTTGTATAGGCTCTGCCCAATCAATAAAATAGAGAGTATCTTTATACCATTCAAAATAGCAATCAGGTATGTTATCCTTCCTAAAAGGTGAGCAGGTATAAGTATATTCTTTAGGTGTATAACCTAATATCATTTTAAATATCTCTGCTTGTGAAACTTTCCCTAGTACCTCTTCCTTTGAGATAAAAATTCTATGTTCCTTATAACTGTACCCTGTCATTTGATAAGATTTTAGATTAAAAAGAGGCTAAGACTAACTTAGCCCCTTTAATTGACAACTAATTACCAGTCTCCTCCACCAGAATTAGCTCCTTGCATGGCTTGTCCACCACTGCTTTGAGCTTCTTTCTGTTGAGAAGCAAAGTTGGATTCCATGAACCAACCATTTCTTTGGAAAGGATGAATTTCTCCATCAGCATCAACATATCTAAGAGCTACATCACCTGTTGCTACACCTTGTCTATGTTGTTTCTCCCAAGCATCTTTAGGAGCAATAGCTTTACCTAACCATCTCCCATGCTTCATATTCTTTGGAAACTCAAGGTATGTTACCTTGTTGTCTCCTCCAATTTGCCATTGGTATTGAGCAAAAGCATCTAATGATTCTGTCTCAAATCCTTGTGGCAATAATGAAGCTAAGATTTCACAATACTGTTTGAAGCTTGTGATTTGTCTTGTTAAGGCATCTTTAATTGCAGCCTTATCAGCAAATACTCCAACAATGTGAACTAATGTTGCACTCAACTCTTTCTGAGCCTGAATGAAATTAGGGTGTGCAGGGTCAGTAACCTCAATTTGGTTTCCTGCATCATCTTTTGCATAGGCTTTAGAGATAGGAAATTTTCTATATCCTTTCTCTGTTCCATTAATGTCAAAAGCAATGTCAATAGCTTCTAATTCTGCATTGTCTTTTCCTCCTGTCATAGTATGTGCAAACTTTGTAAGTTTCACTGTACCTGCATTTAGTCCAAAAACAAATGCAGACTCTTTAGCTACATGTTCTTCATATCCATACCCACCTTGAGGTGCAGGACTTTTCTTTGTATTTTCCATAAATTAATTTGGGTTTATAAAGTTATAAATTATTCTTGTTTGAAATCTATTAGGGTTGATTTATTTTTTAACAATTACTAAAATTCTTCAGTAACATTAACTTCCTCTTGAGCTTCCTCTTGAGTTTCTTCTGGTGCAACAGCTACAACTATCTCTAAATCAGAAGTATCATCTGTTAATACAAATGATGGTGCTGGTTTAGTTTTTCTTCCTTTCAATTTAGGATGAGCAAACAAATCTTTCATGTCCTTTCCTGACAAGTTGTACTTTGCTTGGATGTTAGGTCTTGATAAACCTTCATTCAAATCATTTAAAATTCCTGATACTGTTAATTGAGTTTTTTGGACTCCTCCACTTACATCTGACATAATTGTCTTTTTTAAAATTAAATATATATATTTACTACTAGTATTCTAAACTACTGCATTGTTATACTCTTGTATAGCTTTTGCAACTGCACCTAAATCATTTAAGATATAAGTGTCTTTGAACATACCTACTGGACTTTTAGCAGGAAATTGTCCATCAAAGTTGGTAACAAAATGCTTGCTAACCTTCTTTTCTTTGTCATCCCATTCTTGTTTCCCATAAAGAACTATTGTAAATAATCCTTCAAGAGTAACCTTACTGTCTAACATCTTACCAATGGTCTTCATCTTGTATGAAGTTTGGAAGCTATTCTCAATCACCTCTGAGTGAGTCAATAAGAAGAAGTTTAAATCTTCTCTTGCACTAATCCCTGCATTGATAATATCATAAGCATTCTTTGCTAACTTATTGAATTTATCAAACCCTGACTTTAAAGCATTTGCCATAAATTCTTCAGACATAGTATATTGATAATCATCAATAACTAAATTCTCAATATCAGGTCTGTTTTTGTCTACATAATTCATCACTTTAATGATGTCATAGGGGTTAGAGCTACCAAGGTAATTACCTTCTTTAGGTGGTCCTTTAGTAATATCTACTCTCTTATAAAGGTTCTTCCAACCTCTAAAAGGGAGTGGCTTGTCTTTAACATTTATAATAAATGTTTTCTTAGGGTCTAATCCTTCAATTCCTAATTCAGGAATCTTACCTAAGGAAGTAGTTTTACCAAAACCACTCTCTGTTACTACTGCTACTGCATTTGACATAAATTAATCTTTTTAATAATTACCATATCCACCTTGTTCTACTAAAGATTCAAAGTGGTTAATGTTTCCTTTCATGTTGGTTCTAAAATGTATAGGACACTCAGTATCTCTACTTTCTACTAAATGAACTGAAATATAGTTAGGATATAATTCTTCATTAGCTGTGTTCTTAATTTCTAAACCAAAATGCTTAGTTAGTGCATACTTATCATCATTAGGATTCATCATAGTTAAAATATAATTAGCCTCTTCTGATAAGTTCCCTGTCTCTTTAATATCATCTCCTGTAGGATATAAAAACTCTTTGTTATACTTCATTCTTTGAACATCACTCATACTTCTATTAAGATGTATAATGTCAACAAATGTGAAGCCACACCAATTTCTAAATTCTACCTGATACTCAATCATTTTATCAACAGTCTGTTTCATTTGAAAGTTTCTCTCTTTCTTCAGCTTTCTAAGGTGGTCAAGCACAATGATAGTGAATTTCTTAGGGTTATTAGGTGTCCAAGACTCTCTCTTAGACTTCATTTCATATAAGGTTGTCCTTCATGGTCTTCTCCTACTTTGTTCTTATAAGTAGTCTTATTCCAAGTACCATTCTTAGAAGAATACTCTCCTATATAGTTCCTTAGACCAGTTGGATTCTCTCTATACTCTACAAAGTCAATTAAGCCTTTCTTTAACCTTTTACCCTTAATATCATACTCTCCAAATAGAGGTATAATTTTCTCTTCATAAATCTTATGCACTATCTCTTGGTGTTCTTCAGAAGGTATGATTCTTTCTCCACTATTATCTCTCATTCTACCTTCAAGATAATTAGGTGTCATATCATAAACTTCATTCTTCCAATTAAATGTTGTACAGCCATAATCTCTTGCCATAAAGAACACTACATACTTGAACTCCTTTTTTACTCTGCTGATTTCATAAGAGAAATAAATCCATTCAACCTCTAAATCTTGAGGATTTCCTTTAGCAAGTTCAGCCATATAATATTCTGCAGGAGATAATACAAATGCAAAGTCTGTGAGGGTTGTCTTCCCTACTTTTGGACCTGCTGCTATGCCATAAATAGCCTCTCTCTGTATTCCTCCCATCTTAACATCCATTTGTTCAATACCCATAGGTAGACCAAAGTTCTGTCCTGCTAATCCTTGCTTAAATTTCTCTTTAAAATTCATTAATGCATTTTAGATGTTCTCCCATCAACTTCTCCAACCTTTTTAATTTGCTCAACATATTGTTCAAGCATACTTACTTTGTTGAAGCCACTGCCCTCACTAATAAACTTGTGAGCAGATTTTAAGTATTGTGGGTCACTGACTGTGGCTAAATAGGCATCAGTTGCTGCCCTAACATCTTGTTTCCTAACTTCAGGATGTTCTGCAAAGAACTTCTTCATTCTTGCCATTACTGCACTCTTTGTCCCTTTTCTTTCAGGATTGATTCTATTAAATGTCTCCATATAGCCTTCAATCCATCCAAAAGTTTCATTCTTCTCTTCATTAAATAGTGGAACTTTCCACTTTAATACATGAGGACTAGAAGAATTGTCCTTATATATTCTCTCTATTACACCTAAAGCATTCACCTGCTTTCTGGTCTTTTCACTGATGTACTCTGTATTAAGTCCAAAGTAAATTCCTAAAAGGTACAATTGTGCCTCATCTGAATTTACTTTGTATTCTCTCAATGCAGATAATACATCACTATTGATTGATACTATTTTTGCCATTTATTCCTCTTTTACTAATTTGTAAATTGCTCTTCCATCTAGTATTCTTTTCTTAGGAGAAAGTTTGTCATACTTCTCCTTTGCTTCCTTTAAGGTACTAGCATTTCCTTTGATGTTGTCTCCTTTAAAAATGAGATAATGTTCTTCAACTTTTACCTTTGCCATTATGTTATGATATAGGTCTGATTATTAGGCTCAATACTAATTGACATATTTAATGGTATTCCATCAGGTCTTACTCTTACTCTATTTCTAGAGTCTAAACCATCTTCTAAAACAGTACCTTCTCTTTGTATTGTACCATCTTGCATTGTTACTCTGTCTCCTTTTTTAAATTCCATCTTTCTTTATTTTATTATTATTAATATCCATTAAATAAGCATCTGTTTTACAAAGAGGACACCCTTCAAAAGGATGTTCTCTTTTACTGTCATCATCTTCATAACAAATAAGGAGTTCTTCTTCTGCTCCTCCCCAATAACACTTATTACATCTAACTATCATCCTCATTTCCTAAGTGTAGTTCAATATCTAACATATTACCCTCACTATCTTGATAAGACCAACTATTCCACAATCCCATATCTCCCTCTTGAAAGGATTGCATCATAGATGATAAATCTTCTTCTGAAAACCATATTTTTCCTGTCATACTTTTATCAATTTAAGTGCTTCAATTAATGAATATTCTAATGCAGCCTCATAAGAAGTGTATTCAGATGATTCTAATTCTAGTTCATCTTTATAATATACAGTGTAACAATAGTTTACATTTATCTCTATAAATATATTATGAACCTCTCTTAACCATCTTTGTAATAAAGATTGAGTAGGTGCAGCCAAATAAGCCTCATCTTCTGTATTCACAGGATATCCGTTCCAACACTCCTCTCTCATTATTTTAGATAGCTCATCTTTACTAGCATAATAAGCTTCTTTAACATCCCAAGTAAACCCTTTCTTCTTAGCTAGTTTAGCTGTTTCAAAGGTTATTATTTCTTCTTTCATACTGATTGATTTACTAAGTTCTTAAATCTAAGATACTCTATCTTAGTCTTGTCAAAATTCTGTAATACAGAAGCAACCCATTTCTCATCTTGAGTTCCCACTAATGACAGAATCCAAATAGTAGCCTTATAATCTTTCTGGTCTAGTAATGTTCTACTAATCTTTTGAGATGTAAGTCCATTCTTGTCTGAATCAGCTTGTGTAAGCATTAAATGGTCAATAACTTTATAAGTGAAACCTGTTCCACCTGCATTTACCATAGCAATCTCTTCTATCTCTCCTGCCATAAACTTCTTTAGGTACACATTATCTGTTTTACTGTGATAAGTGTAGTCACAAAGATGCTCTGCTTGTTTGATAGTAGCTGAGAATATCAGCTTTCTTCCTTTTAAACTATTGAGTAACCATGTAGCAGCATAAGTTTTAGCTTTAGAGTTCTTAATAGCTCTCATTCTTGCTAAGATTCTGAATGTTACATCATTCCTTCTTTGCATTATAGCTTGTTGTGCTACATTATGCAAATAGTTATATTGCTTTGCTTCAGAGGTCATAAACTTCTTCTCTTTGTTCCCTGCTTCAATCTCATTCTTAGTTCCCATGTCTACCTCTACAACTTTAATTGTATAGTTAGCAAGAAGCTTCATATCCACAGCATCATTGATAGAAATTTTATACAGTACAGGTAAATCTAATAGTCTGTATAGTTCTTTCTTATGGTCATGGCTACTTGCTGTACCTGTCATTGACACAATAGACTTCCCTTTTAAATCTCCTGAGAGTAAATTCTTAGCATTGTTCTCAGTCATAAACTGTTCTTCATCTAAGATAATCATATCAAAGTCTCCTGAGACCTTGTGTAAGCTCATCCATGTTGAGGTTGTAAGTAGTTTCTTATACTTCTTTGCTCCCCAAATGTCAAACTCTGCAGGTATATCTTCATCAGCTAATTTAGATGAAGGAGTAACCCATAAAATACTATTAGGTTTCTCTCTTTTTATAAGGTCTATACCAACCTTAGTCTTCCCTGTCCTTGGTGCTAATATTAGCCTACCTCTAGGGTTAGAATCTAAAGAGTCTACTATCTCTTTTTGGACTCTACTTTTTTCTGCTTTTGTCATTCTTATTTTCTTTTAGTTATAGTTATTTAAATACTTTATTGTTATAAAAGCTACTACTGGTATTGTTTTTAATTCTGATTCCAAATACATTTTAAATATTTCATGTGTTGTATCTGTAATTACAGAGGTTATTATTAATTCTCTTTCTGTTATTTCCTTTACTGTACTCTCATAGTCTTTTAAGCTGTCAATACTTATTACAGGACCTAGTACTAAATTGTCAAAGGACTTTTCTAACATCCTTATTTGTTATACTCTATTTTGTTCATTCTGTTTTTCTTTTTTGTTTATACATTTTTCACATATAAGTAACATGTGTAACTGACTATCAGGTACATAAACTATGTTCTTACAATTATTATTTAC